ATATTTGTTTTTATACGACGGCATAAATTCAGCGCCAGGCACTTTGAATGTAAAATAATCTACAAGCTCTTTCAACATAAAAAGTTCTGGCGAGTCTACTTGCACATAGACTTCATTTAATTTAGAAACATAAAATTTACTCATTAATTTCCTTCAAGCCACTTCTTATAGTCTATGAAATTCTTGATTGTCCATTTTTTCTGATCGACCAGAATATCTATTGTCTTATCAATTATAGTAATGATTTGCTTCAATATTAACATTTTCTTCTTTGCTTTAATCATATCATTATCATCATCTACCCAAATATTGAGATCTGCCTTGAGTATTTTAGTACCTTCTATTCCCCAACCCTTGGAAATAATTTCATCTTCTGACATTTTGCCAGTATAGTATTTTGTCTTGGATGCTAATAACTGTCTATACTCTAAATCTAAGAATTGATATTTTGTTTCCCAAACCTGCTGATAAGTCATCCATTTCCCAATCAAGTTCTGATTGTGAGCGAGTTCTTCTGTTAATTTTAGAAAATCTATCTTTATATCTTTTTCAGATTCTTGAGTCAATTCAGCCAGTTTAACCGAATACTTTTCGTCCATAATGTTCTCCACGTAGTATTATAAAGTTTCAATATCATAACTTCTGTACATAAAGTCAGCAGTAGAAAGAGGTGCGACACTTCCTGTCTCTGCAGAAGAAAGAGGCAAATCCCCTACTGCTATAGGAAATGCATCTTTAAATGTAAATTTTAGGATAGGTATCGATTGATTATTATATATGAGTAGAATCAGATCTGAAAACACATCCGTCAATGCAAGTCGTTTTGCATTGGTAAAATTTCCATATTGTTGAAAGTTGTCTGGAAATCCTAATGCAGTAAGCCAATTGTAAATTTCTAACCAATTTTTCATTTCTTCGTCTACAAGAAATCCAACAGACATTACTGAATATATCAGTTTATCGCCTGGCTCTGGTCTTTTTACAAATGGTGTCTCTACTGCGGCTTCTCCCAATGTCACGCCAGGAATGCTTACAGACTGAACATAATCTGTAAGAGATGGGCATGTATTAGTAGAAAAACTAAACGTCTGTGTGTTTAGATAATTTGGATTTTGAGTACTTACGTCCACAATATATTCTCCTTGTTACCTACTATTTAGTCATAAAAAAAGGGGGGTATTAAACCCCCCAAATTTCTGCGTTTTTTATTATTATTGTTATCTAGCAGATTAGATAGAGTTGATGTTATCCACTCTAAAGATTCTGTAATACTGGTTGGCACGTGCTCCACCAGCAAATGGGTTTGCAACCATGCCGTAGCGTGTTTTGAAACCGATTTTTGGTTGGAATGTGTTTTCGCCAACTGCGCGTACCATTTGCATTGGTACATATGGGCAATAGAAATAACCAGCATCGTATGGTGAATTACCACGATAGCCAACCATTGCAAAGTCATATGCGCCTGCTGCTGAGAAATAAGGGTCGATGAAGACTTTATATTTCTTGTTAAGTACACCAGCGAATGTTTGGCCAGTATCGTCTACAGTCAAAGCTGTATCCATTTGTGGGTTGTAATCAAGTACACCAGACATTGCAAGTGCTGAAGCAACATCAGAAGAACATACGATTGTGTTCGCTTTTCCTCTACGTGTTTCTTTAGCAATAAGGTTTGCTTCACGCTCGATGTGGAACATAAGTCCTTTGTACTTCTCAACTGACCAACGACCGTCTGCGTCTGTTGTCAAGTCAAAGATACCTGTGTTTGTTACTTGTGATTGTGCGCCAAGTTTTGCTTGTGCATAAAGAGTTCTAAGAACTTCGCGGTTGATTTCTGCAGTGATCTCTGTAGAAAGAATTGTTGACAATTCTGATTCTGCATCTAGACCATGGACAGCTTTCAAGTCTTGTGAAAGTTCCATTGTGTATTCTGCTTTCAACGCTCTGGTTTTTGCAGTTACTGAAACTCTCTCAATTGAGAATGCCATTTGGTTGAAGTGTCCGTCTGAAGTCATCGCGGAACCATCACCCAACTTTTCACCCTCAGCTGTTGAGCCTGGGCCACCAGTTGCATATGTTGAACCTGACTCATCCAATGCGTTAGAAGCAATAACTGCGCCTGCAAATGGATCTGTTCCGGCGTGTGATGTAGCATCATCACCAGAAAATACTGTGTCAGCTTCGTTGAAGAATGCTTCTGTACCAGTTTGTGATGTATAACGTGAGCGCATTGCAAAGATCAAGCCTGTTGGGCCAGTCATTGGCTGAACGCCTACGAGTTCATACGCCATCAATTGTGGCATTGTTCTGCGAATCATTGAGATTACAACAGGGTCAGAATACTGAAGATTTCCAGATGCAGCTGCAGTTGGTGCAACGTTTGCTGGTGCTTCGTTAAGAACACTCATAGACTCACGGCCCATTGCGTTTTCTTGACGAGTAGCGTTTTCAGTATTTTCCAAAAGAACGGCAGTTACCGCTTTTCTGTATGGATCAGTAATTTCAGCTTGATCAGGATGCTCAAGCACTGGCTTCCACTTTTCTTTCAACTCCTGAATATGATTTTCATTAAAGTCGTGCATTTTTTTCTCCTTAGTAGATTTTAATTATGTTATCTCTATTATATTTATAAAATTTTAATCTTTAGGTCTATTTAGTGCTTTAGCGTAAATATCCATCACAGATTGAAATTTATTTTCCTCTTGAACCACTGGCGAATCTTCTACAGAAGTTTCTAATGCACTTTCATCAAGTACTACGCTTTCTACGATTGTTTCAGATGGAAAATAGTTGTCTCTGATCAATGTAACTTTGTTCATCATGTCTTCTTGAGTTGTATACTCAAGGCTTTCGCTCAAAGAACGAACTTTTTCACTTTGTGAAACTGTAAGTCCTTCTGTTACATCTTTCAAGATAATTTCTTTCTCAAGTTCTTCAAGTTTTTTAGTTAGTTTGATGTTCTTTTCAAATTGCTCGTTCAACTTGCTTTCTTTTTCGTCTAATGAAGTCAATGCTTCACCATACAAGTCAACTTTTTCTTCTGGAACATCAACATAGTTTTCCTCAAAGACCTTCTTCAGACCATTCATAAAGTTCTCCATGATATCTAATTTGAGACCTGTTTGAATTGCGAGTTTGTTTTCAGCAACATACTCTTTTGCAACGTATGACAAATACTCATCAACTTTTTCAGATAATTCTTGACGAATTTCTGCAACGTTTTCTTGAAGCTCAGTTTCGTAATCAGCATAAATTTCTTCCAACTTTTCGTTGACTTTTGTGACTACCGCTGCTTCAAAAATTGTTGTAACTTGCGATTGGAATTCTTCGGAAAGGTCTTGACCTTGTAGCATGGCATCGATGTCTTCTTTAACATCAACGTCTTCTGCTTTAACTTTGTAAGAAGCGTTCATTTTCTTCTTCTTTTTATCATAAGAAGCATTCATCTCTTCTTCATCTTCATCATCCATTTCAGAAACCTTTTTAGCTTCTTCCATAGACTCTTCTGATTCCTCAGATACTTCTTCGGATACTTCTACTTCTTCTTCAACAGCTTCAGCAGTCTCTTCAGAAACTTCTTCAGTTTCTACAGTCTCTACAACCTCTTCAGTTGCTTCTACTACTTCTGTTGTCTCATCGGTAACAGTATCTTCGATAATCTCTTGATTTTCTACTTTTTCCATTTTTATTTCTCCTACGAGTTTAATTTATATTTATTTATAATATTTACAATTTTGACATGAAATTTTTGAAAAGATTGAGTTTAACTTCTTCAATCTGTTTTCTATTTGCCTCTTGCAATTGTTTTTCGTATTGAGATATCTCAAACTCTTTAATTGCACCGTTATTCCAAACCCACTCTTTGCCTTCCATAATACCGTTTACAAACGCATCTGGTGCGCTTGGGTCTGCAACAATATCGGCCGCAGTTGCTAGATAGAAATCGTCTTGTACGACATTTTTACCTTGTGACTGCTTCACACTACCCATACCCCTAGAAGAAACACCTAAAGATGCACCCTCTTTAATTAGGTTTGCCACTATAGCACCATACGGAGTCTCTGTCATGATCTTGGCTTTACCAACATAATTGTTTCCCTCTTTTTTGAGAGATTTGATCATATGTGAAACTCTTTCCAAATTTATTGAAGGACCGTCTGGATGTCCTAACTCACCAAACGCCCTGTTCTTATCGATATAGTTCTCAGTATATCTTTGTACTTCTCTATCCATGACTTCGGAAGGATATTCTCTACCATTTCTGTTTTGAATATTAGATTGCAAGAAAACGCCCTCAATATAAAGGTCTTTTCCTTTTTGTTCTACTAAAATGTCTTCTACTACTTCTGTAATTAGTTTCATCCTAAGCCCGTCCTTTTTACCATAGATCTTTTCCTACGAATATTTGAGATGTTTACTTTACCTTTTCTTTTTCTAGCAGATTTGGTATTTCTGATACTCATCTTTTTTGCATCCGTAGGACTAATTCTAATTTCTTTTTTACCAACGACTTTGTAGCCATCTCTGTTAGTTTTGAATTTCACTTTCCGTTTGCCGCCACGGACAACAACTTTTCTCTTGACTGCTTCGTCAAGATCTTCTTCTAGAAATTCGTTAAAACTTAACATTTTTAGGCCTCTTCGTTTTCTGTTTCTTCTTCCTCCGAATCAGATTCAATTCCTTCTTCGGATTCAGCAGTTTCAATTTCATCTTCTTCATCATCACCATGGAACATGTCATTAGCAAATTCCTTTTTGTAATCGTCAATTTCGATTCCAATTTTATCTCTTAGAATAGCATTGATATTATCTGCAACTGTAGCGCCATGGCCCAGAATTGAATCATCCACTATATCTAAATACTTATTATTTATATTTTCATTCTCTTCAGTCATTTTTAAAAGTCCTCATCTTCTTCATTCTCAGTTTGGCCAAAGATTTCATCTTTCTGTTCTGCAACAATTTCTTTTCGCATGTCATTTATTTCATCATCAGAGAACTTCAAAATATTTCTTTGTACCCATTGGTGTGAGTAATATTTACCCATATAGTCAGTCATTTCAGATAATAGAGCAACTCTGTCTCTAATCATCTCAGTATTTTTAATTTCAGAATAGTAAGAATCTTGTGTGAAATCGAAAATAATTTCTTGTGAAATCGTTTTCCATTCTTCTGGAGTTACAATTCCTTTCAAAATCATTTGTTTTTTCAACAAATCCATAAACAATTCGGAGAATTGATTTCTAATTCTTACAATAAATCTATTAAATTTATATTCATCTCTATTTATCTCAGTTGCTCGGCCCAATGCCAAAGACTGTTCTGGTTCTAATCTAGAGATGGGAACGTTCAATGATTTATATAATTTCTTTTGAAAATATAGTACATCATCCATTTCACCTAAGTTCGATCCGCCAGGCAATGTTTCGATCTCTGTACCTCTACCACCCTCTCTTCTAGGGAACCAGAAGTCTTCTAACATTGACATATGGCGTCTATCATCTTTCACTTCGCCAGTTGCAGCATCATATGCAACTTTATTTTTGTATCTATTCATGATGTCAGCAATATATTGTTCTGCTTTCATCTTTGGAAGGTTTCCGACATCAATATAGAAAACTCTTCTCTCTGGTGCTCTAGTCCATCTGTAAATAACTACAGAGTCTTCAACCATTTGTAATTGATTTAGAGCTTTAATTGCTTTGTGTAAATGTCCAATTACATATTGTCTTTTTGCATCTTTAAGTCCAGAAGTGACATGTGCAATAGAATCTTGTGAAATAGGTATTCCAGTAGTTTTATCGCCATTGGAGAGTCCTTTTTCATTATATATGTAATATTCATTCACCCTTTTCACAAGTTTTCCTTGTGTTTTGGTGTCTTTTTCTATTTGTTTTACTTTTTTGATCTTTCTAGGATCAATTCTTCTTAATTCTTGGATACCATCTTTTGCCTTATTAGGATTAATAATGATATGCCAGTATTGTCTTCCGTCAATGTACCAACTTCTAAAAATTTCATAGCCATTTCTGTTAAAATTTAACAGACGCAATACAGTATCGAACTCTTCTTGCAATGCTTTTTTAACTGCAGAAGATTGATTTACATTTTTAAGTAGTAATTTTACGGGATTTTCATCAGCTTCATTGACAATTGCTTCCGAAACAATATCGTCTAACGCAATTTCAACTTCTGGGTGGATAGACATATCACGATATCTATCAATAAGTTCATGGTCACTTTTTGCATTGTTTTCCAAATTGAATGATGTAGAATAAAAATTTGAAGAAACTGTCAAAGAGCCATCGTCATTCATACTCTCAGGGGGTACGAATGACTTAAGCTCTTTGTTTTCTTCAGCCGTTTTTAGTAGGGTAAACCCAAATAATTTCACTTCCATATTATAATTCCAATAACTTTTACGTTAATTATGTAGTCACGACACCGGCATGCTGCCAGTAATCAAATGCGAATGTACAAGTAAATTCTTCGATAACATCGTTAGAATCCCATGCCAATTCGACAGTAGAAAGTTCTGTTGGGAACAATCCTACAAATTCATATTCAGCAATCTTTGCACCATCGCCGCTTTTACCATAATGGTCTACATATGCGTTTGCTTTATATTCACCAGTTGTGGCAGCACCACTGTTGTTTCTGTGTGAATTAATAGTATTCATCCATCTTTCGAGTGCATTTCTGACATCGAAATCTTCTGAATTTAATACTGTCACTGTCCACGGTTCGAATGTTCTGTTTCCAGCAACTCTTACCTGTCTACCAAAATATGGTACATCCACCTGTGCAATGGTAGATGAAGGAATCTGTGCTGCTCTAATCATAAACGCACCAGATGATGCAATCTGCCCGACTGTATTCGGAAAGTTTAGTCTCACTTTGAAGAGGTTAGGACGTGCCCCACCATCTCCAAAGTTTGATTTGAATTGTTCTATGTTGAATGCCATTTATTATCTCCTATTTTTATCTATTTATATTAAACTGCACCAACAATTTCATTGAAATCAACACCAGTACGAACTGCAACAAAGTTGAGTTGAATGAAGTTGATTGATCTTGCAGGCTGAATGAAGATATCTCCAACGAATTCATTTCTATCGATAACCTCACCAGTATTATTTGTATCATCACATACAACCTTAAAGTCATATATTCCTCTTCTACCTTGTACATCTCTCAAGAATGGTTCAATCAAAGCTGTAAACTGTGATCTTGTAAACTCATCATTGAATTCGAATAAAGTAAACTTGGCTGAAGTTGCAATTGATTTTTCTAGAACGATAAACAATCTTCTTACATTAATTCTGCTGAATGCTGATGAATTGAGAGTTAGAGTTTTATCACCAAATAATACAGTTCCTTGGCCTGGGAAGCTTACAACTGGATTGATTGCTGCAGTGTATAATGCATCTCTATCAGCTTTATTCTGAGATTGCATAGTTTTCACTACACCTCTATAAACTCCACGATTAAATCCTGCTGGAGAATACCAAGCATCTCTATCGTTTTCGCTTCTTACCATCAATCCTGCTGTATCTGCATTAAATGGTACATATCTGTACTTATCGTTATATTTATCGCTCATGTACTTATAGTTTGAATCTGCAAATGCATATGTGCTCGATGTAACATTGCTGAAGAATGCGATTTGATTTGCACTTGAACCGGCATCTCTATCTGCTCTAACATCTACCTCTCTAGGAGAAATACATGCAACAGCGTCTTTTCTTCCTTCCGCAAGATCAACGATATGAGAAACAATACCGTGTGCTGAGTCATCACTTTCAGCAACATCTGCTGCTTCGCCCTGTAGAATGAAACCCACATCTACATTTTCTGCATCTGCAAAATGATCAAATCCTGCTTGGAATTGTGCAACAGTAGGTGTGATACCTTCTTGTCCATTACCCATTGGTCTTCTAACAAATAGTTCTGTTCCATCACTATTTCCAGATTCTGACAATTTAGCAAAAGTTCTTGTGGATACCAATCCGCCCCAATCGCCACCAGCAATCGGATGATTCATTATATGTACATATTTAGAGTTCGTATTGATGTAATCTACATAATAGACACGAGCTCCATTTTCAGTTTTACCATCTGAAGCTTTTGACATATTTGTTAATACTTCAACATTTTGTGCTGAACCATCAGGATATACTTTTTGTACAACCATAGCAACACCTTGTGATAATTTTTTATTATCAGGTGTTCCAACGCGATATGTTACACTGTTATCGATTGTGCCATCGCCTGCTCTCGGCGCACCAGCTAGTGCTGATGCAACTGCCGGATGTGCAGTTTTAAGACTATCAAATGATGTCTCATCCACTAAATAGATAACTAAGTCATTCGCCCAAGCGCCTGGATTTCTTGCAACAAATTCATGTCCATTTGCAGCAGCAGCTCCAAATCCAACATTGTCTTCGAAATGCGTGTCATTGGGTACATACATATTGTTTGCAAAAGTAAATGAGTTTGCATTTGCATTTCTGATAGTTGCAGTAACAACAGCACCGTCTGCTGGAATGGATGCAGTAGCAAATTCTACTCTTGAACCACTTCCAACAAGGGTATAGTGAGTTCCACTTGAAAGTGTAGTTCCGCCTGCATCTACGAGTTCTAATGTCTGTCCACCAGAAACATTTACTGCCGGATTTAATGTGAAGGATCTTCTAGCAGGAACAGTAACTGTTACTGTTTCACCAGTGAGCGGTAGATTTGATGTAAATGTGATTACATTGCTATTCGCAGCGACTGTAAAATCAGACGCTGAATAAGCACCATCAGCTGATGAAACTGCAGTTACTAATGAGTTTGTCACTGCATATGTGCCTGGAGCTTCAGATACTAAGAATGCTGCCTGTTGAGCAATACTAATTACAACTTCATCATTGTCGTTTGCAAACAAACTAATTGCACTATCTGCTGGCGCAGTAGCTGCTTCATGTACCGCAACTGTTGAGAGCGTTGGCATATAGAATACTTTATATAGTTTGTGATCAGTTTCTGAACCAGCAGACATTGTAATATCTGTTCCGCCAGTATTTGTTGAATATGTATATGTGTCGCTAAGAACAACATCTGCACCAGAAACACTTTTTACATAGTATGTTGTCGAATTAGTAAGTCCAGTTGCCTCTGGTGTTCCAGAGTCTTTGTATACTACAACATCACCCTGTGCTAGTCCATGACTTGCATTAGTTAATGTGATTGTGTTTCCAGCAATAGCTGATGCATCGAATTGACTTCCATACTTTTCGAAGTAATGTCCATGTGATGCTCCAGTTCCACCTGCTCCAGAGTCTGCAGCGTTTGCATCTGTCTGTCTAGTGTATAGTGGAGAAAAGAAACCGCCAGTTGTGAATTGTGTTCCAGCAGTTGACCACGCCTTGTTGGCATCTGAATGTATATACCATGGGCCGGAATTTGAAGTATTACCGATCTCATCAGCTAATGAAATCTTAGTTGTTCCGCCGTTTGCACTACCAGATTCACCAAGTGACCAACGAGATGCTGGTAATATACCACCAGTTTCTCCTGTACCTCTGATTGAAACTGTGATATCTGCCGCAGCGAGATCTCTTAGATTTGTATCAGTTCCTGCTGCAGCTCCGTTTGTTGTTACTAGTGTAGAACCATCGGTTGCTAATCTTGGAAGTAGGTATTGTGAGTTAACACCTTGAAATAGGTCAAATGCTGACATAGTTCCAGAAACTGCAGTAGTTATTGTTTGTGCAGATGAACCATAGAATGCTGTAGAAGATTCTGCAGTTCCTGTTAATGTTTGTGTTCCTGCTACAGCGGCTGAAACTGTTACTTTACCAGATACCGCATTTAATGTTTTATTAGCGTCACTGACTGCTGTATTATTTGCAACTCTTACAACTTTTATTGAGGCTGAGTATGCTAAGAAATTGGCTGCAGTGAACCAAGATTTGTAGTTTGTATCATTTGGCTCGCCAAAAATTGATTTCAACTGCTCTTCGCTGGAGACTTCTACGATTTCCCCGATAGGGCCTTTAGAAAATCTCCCAACCATAGCACCGATATTAGTGACTAAGGCTGGAACGCTTGTTGATGCATCAATTTCAGAAACGTTAACGCCAGGACTTACTTGGAATGCCATTTTTTTATCTCCTTCGATTTAATTTATAAAGTTATTTTCTATTTATTTATAAAAATTCTAAACTCACCATAAATACCTAATTCATGACATACTCATACCATCAGCAGTCCACACATCTCCAGCATCGTCAACAAAAACTTCTGTATCATTCGATGATGTAATAAACCCAAACGGTAACATATTTTCTTCTAAATGTTTTAATCTTTCTTCATATATTTCTTTTCTGGTATCTACATCACAAAGTTCTTTGAAAAAGTTGTCAGTTGTCATCCATGAAAATAAAATAAGCGTATCAACTAAATCATCAAATTTACCAGCCTCTGCCTCATATTTATGACCTTTAGAAATAAAAGATGTTAATTCATTTATAGTTTCAAAATCTTTAATAATTAATTTGTCTTCTTCAATAAGACTTTTCATATTCATACAACCAATTTTTTTGGTTGATTTTGTTGTCCTAATTCCCATTGTTGTAGATTTTCCTGAAAATCCTGAAGAAATACTTTGTCCTTTTCTAGTGTCACTGCTGATACTTATGATATTTTCATATTCCATTTCATGATATAGGATATCACTAATCTGTTGGCCAACATCATTGATTTCTACTAGAACGAATGCTTCGTTATAGGTTTGCGCCATTCTTCTTATAATTGTAGGATACACCATTGGGGGAATGTTATTTGATCTATATGTAACAACTTGTGTATATGGAACTTGCGTGGCATCAAAAATGGAAAAAGCAGAATAGTCTCCACCTCTACCTCTTGCAACATCTACTGTCAGGAAATATACACCATCTTTCTTGGGAAATCCATAAATTTTTAAATTCCCGTCCTCTGCAACTTTTCTTGGATTTTTATATGGCATATTTTTGAGTTTAGTTACATTAATTAGAGTGTTTGTACTTCCCAAAAATTCTGTATCAAATTCTTGTCGAAACTGTTCAGCGCTAGTATTCTTGATTGTTGTCTGTTTCCATTTTTCATCACGGCCAGGAACTTCACTCCAGTGTACTGAAATGGGATTGTATGTATTTCTGCCTTCTTCTGCGTCGACCCATAGCTTATAAAAGTGGTTCATACCCTGTGGAGTAGAAACAATAATAACTTTTGTAGATTGTCCAGATGAAATTGTAGGATATACTGAGTTAAAGAATTCTTCTGCCATTTCATTAGGAACAAATGCGAATTCGTCTAAGAACAAAATATTAAATGAACCACCACGAATTGCACTAGAAGAAGTTGCGGCCGCCATAACCTTAGCGCCATTCTCTAATTCAATATTACCTTTGTTCCATGTGACAACGCCCTGCTGTAGCCACTTAGGTAGGTGCTCATATGCCATCTGCAATCTACTCAGTAGTTCTCTAGCAGTTGCGAGTTTGTTTGCAAGCAATGCAACAGATACATCTTTGTTAAACAGGATATAATGTAAAAAGAATGCAATACATGTAATAGATTTGCCAGACTGTCTACCAATTTTACAGATGGTAAATCGATTGTCGGTAAAAGACTCGATCATCTTTTCTTGAAATGGATATAATTCAAAATTTACAAGTCCTAAATCAACATTAACGATCTTAACATATTTTTTAACAAAGTATACAGGGTCTTCCATGCACTTTACATATTCTTGTGCCTGCTCCTCAGTCCAGTCTATCTGTACCCCTGCAGCTTTTAGATTTGGGTTATTCAGATAAATGTCACTCATCAGATTTTTCTCTATTCTTTCCTTTGAGTTGTTCTAGTAAATCATTGGTACTACCAACTAAGATAGCATTATTCACAACCTTCTGGGGCTTTCCGCCATCTTTAGAGTTTTCAATCTTATTCATAGTCACTTGTAGTTCTATTAAATCTTTAGTTAAATCTGCTGTAGTTTTTAATAGTTGTCCTGTAACTTCATAAGCTCTAGGATGTTCACTTTCCTTGGCTAATAACAAAAGATTTTGAAGTGCTTCTTGTCCTTGGTTTACTAACTCTTTCAAAGTTTCTCTATGTTCAGTATAATCATCTACTAAATCTTGTTCTCTAATTTCCGAATGTTTTACTTCTTCTATATTAGTTTTTTGTTTTTGTATAATTTCTTTAGAGGTTTCTTCTATTTTATTTTCTATTTTCAAAAAATCACTCAATTTATCATTTAAACGCTCTTTCATTATTCATCTCCAAAATTTTCATCAAAAGTGTTGATGAAACTAAAATTGTCTGTTGCTAATGCATCAGAAGGATTTGTAGTAATTGTATTTTTTGTGAATTGCTGTGTTTCGACTTCTAAGTCTTTGACATTGGTTACAGCGGTTCTGATTAACTTCTGTTCTCGCGGCAGTCCATATAAATGTCCAGCCATATTAAATTGTAAAGTCCAAATTAATGCTCTTCTAGAGGTATAGTCTCCCTCATAATCATCTGAATAGTCAACCGACTCCAATGATAATGCGGTATCTCTAACCACTCCTAATTCATTTGCCTCTTTGATTGGTATCATAAAGGTTGGGGTGAAATATGGTAAAATTTGTTCTATAATCTGCATCGAATCGTCTGCGTTTTTAGTCATAATAGACAAACTAAATCCAATATCATATGGCACAGGATTGTATACTACATTCTTTTTATCCGTGTCTGTTGTATTTTGTTTATGCATTTTCTGAGTTTTGGGAAGCTTTCGATCTGCAGCATAATTAAACCCAGAAATTTCAAAACTCATTCTAGGTAAAACAATAGCAGGCTCGCCTGCCTTTGTAACTTTGTTAATTCTTGATAGATATTTTTCTGTAGGGCCATAAGCAACTGGCACTCTAATTACAGACAAAACATTATCGTTTGCATCTGTCTTTTTGATATCTATGTCATTAAACATAGAACCAAATGCAATTACATAATTTCTGATTGTGTTTCTGTAAAAATATGCATTTCCTAACATCAATAATCCTCACTGAATGGATTTGTTTTAGTGAAATCTATTACACCGTCAACTGTTGTTGGAGACAATGGAACTAGTCCACTATCTGGATCTGGAGCATTATCTACTGTTGGATCTTCAATTGCTGGAGATGATGTGGTAAAGTTATTATCAAGTTCTGTTATTCCAGTATTAACTGTTTCATGTGACCATGAGAATAATTCAGAGGTGATTTGATATACATGCATCTTTCCTAGCTGGAAGAATGGTACTTCATCTTCGACAAATTTTATTTCGAATACTTTATCAGTAATTGGAAAATAAAGCAAATCACCAACCAATGGGCGCTCTTTTCCTGTCACTGTGAGAAATCTTGATATAGATACCATCGTGACAACTTGATCTCTGACTTCTAAACCAAATTTAGAAAGCATATCTCCTTCACCTTCAAACCCATTCACACTTTCAATATGCATCTCTATAGTATGTGTTTCTGTGAATGAACTAAGATTGTCTTCGTTAAATATTGTGTCTTCACTTATAATTTCTCTAGGAACATATATAAAATCCTGACCATGCATCTGGATAGATTCTATTACAAGATTTCCGATCAAATCTTGTTCTGGAGCAAAATTTATAGTATTTATGTATGGATTAGTAGCCATCGATTATCCAATCATGATATCTACTGGAAGTTCATATGACAATGACATTTCTTCTTCTAATTTTTCGATTTCCGCATTTGCCTCATCTAAAATTCTACCACCATTAAATGTGATACCGCCAGGCAATTCTACGCCCTCATATTTTGTTAAATTTTCACCCCACTGTTTTTTAACTAGGGCCGTTGCATATCTCTTCAACCATCTATCATTCCACACATCCGTATATGTGTCTGGATTTATGACTCTAGTGACTTCTATTATAATATTTTCTCCAACACTCAACGCCTCGCCCCAATCGATATCTAAGTGAAGTTTATTGACATGTCTATTATACCTAATCGGTACTCTGCCAGTAATTATTTCATTTACCATCTGCAAATGGTCTTGTGTCAATTGATAGGTGAGCATTTCCGCACTTTGTAAGTCATACACATCATTTAAAAATAATTGATATCTAATGTCGAACATATTACCAGAAGTATTATCTGCGTGAAAAAGTGGAATAACTTGTTTGATACCAATAATATTATTACTGATAGTTATATATTTGTTATCCATATCTGTTTGAGTTATTTCATGAGCCAAATATGTATCCTCAACCGCATCATAATGATAGTCTTGATAATACTCTAGCGCATCATCAATTCTATCTTCAACTTGC